TCAGGTTTTACGGGTGGCCGGAAGGGTCGCCTGTAACCAGTTTTTAAACTGGCCGTAAGGGATATACAGTGACACGTCTTTTAAAATCACTTTTCCGCTGCGGCCATTTTTAATGGCATCTGAATAACCTACGATAACCCCGCCCAGCGTATCATCACTGTTGTAAACACCGCCGCCGGACATGCCCTGAACCACACCGGCGTTAGACGCCATCGCGATACAAGGGCTTTTATTCCAGGTATTACGAATGGCTGTGCGCGCCAGGTTTACCCCTTTCGACTCCACCGGCATGGCGGAGATATAGCTGTATCCGTACATTTTCACCGCATCACCAATATCGGTGCTGCGGAACTGGGTCAGCGTATTCGGGGGATTCTTGTGATAAATAATCGCAAGGTCGCAATAAGGGTGGTAGGACTTCACGCGCTGCACGGCAAATTTAGCCACGTGCGCGGCAGTCAGGCTGTAGTCAGGCGTCAGAGGAATGCTGGTGCCCAGCGTCCCTAAACCGAAAATGGTAGGGATGCCTGTCACACTCATATCCACGTGTTGCATTGCCGTACGGCTGTACTCAGTGTGACCCACAGAACAACCGCTTAGGGCCAGCGTCATAAGCGCCAGGCATAAAAACTGTTTTTGCATAATGATGTCTTCAGGTGAGCATGTCAGTAAAATCCCTGGTGAAGATTCAAGACATGCAAATTAAAGCTCATCGTGAGCCGTGTTAACGCAATATTCCTGATGCGCCGGTTTATAAATATTCAATAACAACCAGTTAGCTGTCGTTTCATACTGCTGCGATAAAGATACCGAAGCCTGTAAGGTTCTCAGAATTAGACGGCCAGAAAGGTCGTATAAGGGTTATCGGCTAAAATTCGTATTAGCCCAATTTTTTTAATTAACTTTTGCTTTATTGACAGAACGACTACATGAGCAGCAGGCCAACCCAATCAGGTCAGCACAAGGGTATTATCGGACAATAATTAAAATTGTACAATTTTTTTATCTTTGTATAGCTTTGTCATACAGTTGCTGTTGTTTTACAAGGTAAAAAACGCAGCTGTCCGGCGAGAAAGGGTTGGATTTCGCGCATTCCTGTACAGGCTTAATGGCCACGCGGTTATTTGAGTTAAGTGAAATTTTGCCCGATTTTTATTTAACTCAAATTAAATGGGGTGCGCTAAATAACCTTCCTCATGGAACTTTTGTTGTCACCGCAGAAGCCGTGAGCGAACCGCTTAAATTGTTTGACGGTAAATCTATAGTACAGAAATCATTAAATACAAATCTGTTTTATAGCCATTTTTAAAAACAGATGACGCGTGAAGTTTTATAGTCGCTCATCTGAGAAACATTAGATAAAATTAAGTAACAAAGCGTTACATTTTGCGTTGAGGACAAATAAATCTCTGCCGGGAACCTTTTACAGAAAAGAGCGCGGACAGCCGTGAATCCAGACGACAGTATGCTGAGGATCTGAGGAGGCGCCTTTCTGATAATTATGCAGAAAGGCGTGGCGCGAGCCCGGCTTCAAAGACGACGTTTGCATTATTATAATAAAGGGCAGGCTTCGCTTTCCTTGCCTTCAGCCGCGTTGAGGCGTAACAGACGAGCGGTGGGTTTCATCTGTTTTCATGCTGATTTTTACTTACCTGCGGCGCGCATCAGGGCAATGCCATAATACGGGTTACATTAAGAGGGACATCCTGTATAATGGGGCCAACAGGAAAATATAAGCCATTGATTTTTAAGGTTAAATTCCTAATCCATCCGACGCCTGGGAAGGCGGTCAATAAAAATAAAAATTATAATTAATTCAACTGCTTATAATAATATATTCGGACGTTTATCTCCTCTTGTATCCCACCTTTTATTAACCTCGCGTATACCTGTTTGTGGTATCAAGCTGTAACGATCACCCTCGGCGTTTTGCAAGCTATAAGATTTGCTTTTAACGTAAGTGATGTGAGGAAGCTAATAATAACGAAAAGTAAGATTAGACAGCCGCTTAGGTTAATAGTATTAATGATTATTTCAACTTGTTACTACTTTTAATCAGAGATTACACATATGGCTAACTGTCAGGATCAGCATCGCTATTGGGGTTTTTTAGAGTCTTTACCAGCCGATCAGGGCGGTATTGGAAGGCATAAATGTTGCGGTTGTGCTTACGAAAAGGGCTATAGAGCTGGTTTGAGTCGGTCTGAAGCGATCAATATTGATTTAGATTCTTTACCAGAAAGTCAGGCTGGTACTGTCAGACATAGAAGTCCTCACGCTGCGTTTGCACAGGGCTACTTAGATGGTATCAATGCTTATTATCAGGGGGCGTGATGAAAAAAAATTACGTTGCACCCTATTATAATAAGGAATGGGGAAGTAATGTTCCCGCAAGTTTTCACTGTCCACATTGCCATGTCTTTGCGCAACAGCATTGGAGCTCTTTGGTAAAGAATACTCTTGGTTATAAGTTGCCTAATTTCACTTCATCCACCTGTGTTCATTGCACTGAAGACACACTTTGGCGCGGGAGTAGGATGATTTATCCTTTGTCTGCAACGGCACCTAATGCCAATGAAGACATGCCGGAGGATTGCCTGGATGTTTATAACGAAGCAAGAAATATTGCCGCATTATCTCCAAAAGGAGCTGCTGCACTATTACGTCTCTGCATACAAATGCTAATGCCGCACTTAGGCCAGAAGGGTAATAATATCAACCATGACATAGGTGAGTTGGTCAAGAGTGGTCTGCCCGTTCAAGTTCAAAAAGCTTTAGATGTTTGCAGAGTAATAGGAAACAATGCTGTGCACCCTGGTGAAATTATGTTTGATGAAGATAGCCAGGTAGTCAATACGCTTTTTGAATTGGTTAATTTCATTGTCGAAAATCAAATAACCCAACCAAAACAATTAGCTACTATGTATGATTCCTTACCTGATGGAGCTAAAAACGGTATCGTTAAAAGGGACTCATAAACCTCTTTTCATAGACTATCGACCTTATAGCTCCCTGAAATCCCCCCCCAAATAAAAAAGGCCAACCTCAAAGGGTTGGCCTTTCAAATCAGTGTAATTTCCGTTTTTTGCAAAGCAGGGTGTTGAGCGCATACTCAAAGCCATGTAACGCTTCCAGACGGCATAGCGCTGTATTATTGATCCCAAGTTCGCGACACAGCGCTTTGCGGTTGATAACCTCCGCAGAGCCAGACACGTATATTTGACCACGACCGGGGATATTGATTGAAACTTTCATAGTGTTTCCTTCGCTCAAAAAAATTAAAATGAATACCGCCGGAATGAAAAACCCCCAGCCGATACCCAAAGGGCGAGACCGGGGGCTAATCTGATTACTTCAGTTTGACGTTCATCAGATAGTTGGTGCGGAGGATCAGAGGAATAGAACTATGCTCCTGATTAATCTCCAGCATGTCGTTCTTTTCCAGATTGATCCATTGATACAGATCCGACACCACACCTTTGGATGCGATAGTCTGGTTGCGGCTGCAAGGGCCCACAATCATCTTCAAAGGGTTGTAGTCGCTTGCAGTAGATTGGAACTTAGGGACAATCAGACCAGAGTCTTCAGCAACCTTGTATCGCTCATCATCCACACAGATGAATGTGATATTTCCGATACTCATAGCTGCATACCCAGCCACATCGTCAGCAATCAGAGCACCACGCGCAGCCTCTGAAACCTTGTTCAGGATCAGAGTGGTGACACTCGGATGTGATGCGATAGCATCGAACATTTCAGGCGACAGGAAAGCATAGTATCCAGAAACATAAGAACGGGCAGCGCCATACTGTTTAGCCATAGCCCGGCGAATCTGACCTAATTGCTCATATATACTGTCCGCAGTACCCACACCCAGAGCGAAATTCTGTGGGGTCGTCCCGAAAATCGCATTGAAATCTAAATCGCCGTCATCGGTTTTCGATGCATCTGCTTTCTGCTCAAACAGGGCCTTAGCGAGGGTATCCTCTACGTATTCCAGTTTGGCATTACGCATACGAATAGCTTTGTTGGCGATAACTTCGTTGACAGCCGCTTCAACACTAGGATTGCTGGCGCTCATGAGGCCCTGCCAGTCAGCCGGACGTACAGCGGCGGTAGTGTGGACTGTTGGGATCTCTTGATTCCGTAGCAGCGGCTTACTGACAGAAATACTGTTTGTTTCTGTGCCGTAACGTGAAACCTGTTGAAGCTTATTAACTTCTTTTTCCACAATGTCCAGGATCTGAGCATTTGGATTTTGAGATGTTGAGGTCTGGAACAGGTTTAGAGAAGAAAGCAGGAAAGTACCCTGAGGAACCTGTTTGATAGCTGCAACGGTATCCAGCTTCGTGAATTGCTTCATATCGATCATGATGTGATTTCCTTATGCTTTGTAGTAATCGGCATTCACTGCCAGGCGGATAGAACCATCAGCGGTAATACGGCGCAGAGCTTCTTTCTTGCTGGCGGCGTCTTTAGCACGTAGGCGGAAATCAGTGATCACAGCATGTCGATCGATACGAACAAGCGTCTTCGGTTTGCCGTCGGCGGACATATTCGACAGGTTGATGAACGGAACGCCTTCATTTGTAGAGGCATCGAACAGTTCAAAAGTTTTGGAATTCAAAATATCGCCGCAATATACGTCAGTCGGAAGAGAAGGGGCGGTTACTTCGGTAACTTCAAATAGTGGGCTGGCGCTATCCACCAGAACGTCACCGATTGTCACCGGATAGTTAATAGAGACTTTCATGTAATTTTCCTTGAGGGGAGTTATAGACGTGGGAGAGACCACAAAGAGATCCGGCATTGCACCGGAAAGCAGGACCGCCCACAGAAGGGGCGAACCGGATTAAGTAGAGGACGCGAGGCCGTGGATTGAATAAGGGAAAGGCGGCAATCCTGCCGCCTCTCTCTTGTTCTGGCTCTCTCTCGTCACCCCATAGGGTGGGATTAGGGATTGACCCTTTTTTGTGATCACTCACTCGCCAGCGTCACGGGAGCGAGCGCCAGGTAATAAGCAAATGACCACAAAAAAGAACCCGGAAGGAGGCCGGGCTGTTGGAGAATAAATAAGACATAGTTGTTAATTTTCGTTTCCTGTGTGGCCTCAGAGCCTTACGTGATTTGCGCTCACGGCTCAGCAAAGAAGCCACAGAGGAAACGGCGACGGTAACCAGCCGCCCCCGGAACCTACACGGGTTACCCCAGCAGGTTATCCCCACACAGAGGACCAACTCTTGCAGGTTTGCCCGGGCTACCGGGATCCTATCTTCGAGGAGATCGAAGTTATTCTAAAGGGCCTGCTCATATGTGATAGATAGAAAGACGCTTTAGAATAGGGCCTGTGAGGAACAAGCCCTATGAGGAATGTACATGACCAGTGCACATATGTTGCTTCTTCACATAAAACATTCTGGCAAGTGGAAGGTGTCAAAACGTTTTAGGTGAGGGGGCCTGAAGACCAGGCCCATGCCTCGTATAGCGTCAAGCTGCGTAATGGTGATCTTCGAAGGAGATATCCAAACTCAACGCTATGTTATTATTTTACATGAAGTTATCAGAAATTGCAACGATTATTGATTTATTGCTTGATTTATTTTTATGGATGTGATTTAAGGTGCGTGTTAAGTCCGGTTATGTCTACCAAAAAGACAACATAACCATGTAGCCTGAAAGGCACACTAGAGTATATGAGATCTAACACCTTCGCTACGCTCACCCATACTGGGCTACGGATGGTAGATCTATACTTATAATTCCATCACTCAATAATCAATTGCTACCGCAATCAATTATTTCGTAATGTAATTATAACCATTAAAACCTTCTCGGCCTGTTCGGCCTTACCAGGTTTTAGCCCGTCAGGTTTTTTCCCACAATGTGAAGGCGAGCCTGTGTGGCTCACTCCCAGGGAGGAAGAATCTTCCGGGCGGAAATATTTTCCTACCTGATCGTCTCTTGGGCGGAAATATTTTCCGGGCAGGGCGGAAATATTTTCCGACAATAACACTAATTATAAACCTACCCACACCCGATAAGACTAACACCTAGAGCCAGGTCAAGATCTTTAAGGGAGAGTTAAGGATTGATTAATGATTAAGTGATTTGCCTCTTTGGAAGGGGAACCCTGTTCCCTATTTTGGGAAAGAGCCTACAGGCTCGCCTCCCTTTTGGGGCAATCGCAGAAACAGAAACCGCAACGCGGTTTTCTTTTCTGCTCTTTGGGAACACCGCAGCGATGCGAAGGTGACCTCTGGGCGGCCCGGCCCGATACGCAGTGCAGTATACAGTACAGAACCATAACCCGCAGGAACCCTCCTAAACGCGCCGCTATGGCGCTTTCTCATACGTAGACAAGGAAACACCTTATAAACGCCCTACGCCTCACCGAGAGCGTTACAGGGGCTTTCTGTGCCTTTAGCACAATAAACAAATGAACGCAAGATGAATCAACAAAGTTATTGCGAATTATTGTCAAATAGTGTAAAATAGATAATGTGATGATTAATTTAACAAGATAATTAAATTCCCATCATACTATAACAAACCCAGAAGGAGAGTGCAATGAGTATTTACCTTGATGTTGAAAAAATGGTTGAACGTGTCGATCAGCGTGATCTGACCCGTAAGACGCTGACAGAAACCCGCAGCCGGATGAAAGCCGCCGGACGTAGGAAAGAAGTTGAAGCGATTACACAGGCTCTTGAATTGACCAAATCCAGCGCCTCCGGCGTTATGCGTCAGTCTCAGCGCCTCGCAGCCAATATCACCGAAATGGACGCAGAGAAGGCATTAGAGCTTAAAGCAGCCGTTACGCTGTTCGCTTCCAGGTCTACGGATCTGCAAGCCTCGATTGTGCTGGCGTTTCAAAGCTTCTTTGAAGCCAAAGGCTTACCGATGGAATACGAAGAGGTGATGGCCTACATAATGTTAAATGCGGCGGATCAGTTTGAACGCATGACCGGGGAATTACCTGTAATCGTACATTAATCAGCAAATTAAACTGGAGAGTAAACATGATGCACAGCTTTACTGATTTGTGTGAATCCCGCCATTTGAATGCATACGCTTCCCAGGTCATTGAGGCAATACAAGAAGATGAATCAGCGCCCCACTTGTTTGGCGACATCCGTCAAATGCTCATTAATATTGATCCTGACCAAATGGTTAGTATAGGAAATCCTGCTATCACCGCCCCGGCTAAATGGTGGGGGGAGTTTTTGGGATTAACTCTCAGCAAACATGATATTGAAGAATTAAAGGGCATTGATTTATGAGAAATGTAGATATTGTAATCAGCCAAAAAGATTTGGCAATTACAGAAGTAAATGGGATCCCTTTCACACCTGTTCTCAAGTTGATTTATTTTTACATCGTCTCTCAGAAAAATGAGAGAGGCGTTACCCGTATTTCTCAAGAAAACCTCAGATACACTTTAGGAATTACGCGCCCCAGTGTTTGGAAACACATTAAAACACTTGTGAACATGGGGCTGTTAACAAAAGAGGGAGATAAAAACTCCATTCTCGAATATAAGGCTTTACCGCTTTAAGGGGAGATCGCATTATGAAAATTGAATTTCCGAAGGATGTAGCTGATCGCCTGTTTGAACTGGCCCACACTCGAAAGCATGGATCAGCCCATGCAATTATCCGTAAAGCACTCGTTAATTTTTTAGACACAGTTGAATGTGAATCCGTTAAGGGAGAATTTGAAGATGACCGCAGCAGCAGCGCCCGCAAGTAAACCGTTTACCGCCATTCGTCACGAACTGGCAGACATTGAAAAGGTCAACGGTAAAGCGTTTACCATGAACATGGTTTATACCTATGCACTTATCCAGGGCTATCAGAGCAATGGGCAGACCGCCTATTTCTCACAGGAGCTTTTATCCCGCCGTTTGGGCCTGACTGACCGATCAGTTAGGAATTTACTTCGGGATATGGTGGCTATGGGCCTTATCAACAAGACGGTGCAGATCGGCGGCAAGACTTGCCATTACACTGTAAACTTAATTACCTCCGAGATGTTGGGCACCTCTGAAACCGCCAAACCTGAAGTAACCAAACCAACCGCAGCAGCCCAACACGAGGAGACCGTAGAGAATGACCAGCCTGGAACTGTTGAATGTGGACATAAAGGCCCTGAAATGGACAGTAAAAAAGCAGATAGAACTGTTGCACTGGACAATAGCGGGCATCATGTTCGGGGCGCTGCTAATGATGCTGTAAGTAGAGACGCCGCCAACGATGATGTTCGCAGTAATAGTCCTGTGCTTAGTCCTGTGTCTGGCAATAAAGTGATTATGCTAAATGGGCAGGCCATAGCTTACACTGAACCGGATAATATCGACTTCGGTGACCCTTTTTAAACTGACCCAACCCTCAGCATTACTTCCTTTAGCTGCCTATAGCACACCTCAAATCTTTATCGCTACATTCCTCTGTCCTGATTTATCTTTTCCTATGCCAAAAGTTTTGGAGACACGCCCCCTATGACCTTTATTTCTACTGAAGTTAGAGCTCTTACACCTGAAGAAGAAGAAAAAATAGCCGCAATCTCAGAAAAGCTAACCAGCAATAAGCCGCGTCGCATTACGGATGAAAACCGTTTAAATCCAGATGTAATTTTAAAGATTCGCCGTGCATGCATTCAGGGACATAGCGCTAAAGCAATTGTGAATGCCTTTAATGTCTCTTTGGCTTATGTCCTGAAGGTTAAGCGTGAATATAATCCTGAGAAGTACCAGAAAACACCTCTAACACTTGTCGAAAAGGCTGTACTTATAAAACAGATGCAGGAAGACAGTTTAACTTTAGATGCAATGGGTGAAATGTTGGGCGTAAATATCAAGACAGTTGAAACACTACTGAATGTCGCGTCTCCTAAATACCTTTTCGATCAAATGCTGCCTTATACTGATGTAATCCGAAATTTAAGGTGCTCCCGGTACATAGCTAACCCGGTTTATAAAATTGGTACAAGCATGCGCCGAGTTCAACTTATCGTAAGTTCTGGTCGTAAAGAGTTAAGGCAGGTAATTAGTAAAAGTAAAAAGTGATTTATGTCTCAAGAAAACTGGACGCTTAGCGATTATCTTGGAAAGCGTCTTATTGTTCGTCAAACACTCTTAAGTAACATTCTGATTTTCATTGTCTGTCTCCCCTTTAAACCTTGGGGGCTATTTGGCCTCCTGGCTCTCTTTTATTTCTATTCCCATATTTAAGGTTATTACATGCAAGCTTATAAAAATTTGTTGGCCCAACTCGAATTGGTTAAGGCAAAACAGCGAACTGAAGAACTGAACGATGAAGCTAAAGCTTTTCAGATCAGAAAATCCACTGCACAGGCAGAGTTAGACGCCCTGATTGAAAAATTCAGTGATGCTCTAGGAGATACCCTATCAGCCTCTACAGACAGCCTCCGGAAGGCCCGGAGTATTAAAAGTCGCGGCATCGCTCTAGTCCATCGTGATCAGGGCGGGCCAGCTAATGGGCGCTCAGTTTCACTCTTAACTAAATCGGTTAATGGCCTGCGTCGTGTGGAAATCGATAAGGCGACACGTCCTCTTAAAACTACCCAACTGGAAGGGGATAAGTAATGGCAAATGGAAATGTGATTATCACCAAAACTGTAAACAAGACTACGTTCACAACGGACGGGGCCAGTTATAAAAAGACAGTTGACCGTATCAAACAGGTTGGGAAAGAGTGGGATAAGGTCTCCTCAAAAATGAGACCTCTTCGAATTCCATTTCAGGAAAATAGCTACACCAAAGTGCGCCGTAAACAGCAAGATGACGCAGCCCGAGCAGCTATTAATCAGGCAAAGGAAGAGGCTAAAGCCGCAGCCGCAGCGGCAAAAGTAAAAGCCGCAGCAGAGCGAAAACTGGTAACCATCCGGGCCAAAGGAATACGCTTCAGTACCGCAGCGGCCAACGCCAACGTGACCCCAGCACAACGTGCAGGACACCTTCAGGACTTCGCACAGTTAACCCGCCAGTACCACAGTGGTGCGATGGCCCTACAGGAATACAACGCTAAGGTCAGCGCTTTACAGCAGACCATGCGCAGACAGGGCCGGGTAGGTATGGCTGGTTATACCATCCCTGTTACCGCTAAAGTTAATAAACTGGATACCTCTCTAATCGAGGGGGCTGGCGGTGCAATTACCTTAGCGGCTACCGTTGCGCTAAGTGGAAAGATTATGACCACTGGACAGGACTTTGAATCCGCAATGTCTGGCCTGACAGCGATCACCGGTTCAGCAGATGCCGCAGGAAAAGAATTCGATTACCTACGCGACCAATCCAACCGATTAGGATTGGACCTCCTTAAAACTTCAAAGGACTACACCCAATTTGCCGCCGCAGTTGGTGACAAACTTCCCCGTGATAAAATGCGGTCTATCTTCGAGGGCGCTTCAGAGTGGGGCCTTGTAACTGGTGCGTCAGCAGATGAACAAAGCCGGGCGTTAAAAGCGCTGAACCAGATGATGTCTAAAGGCACTGTGATGTCAGAGGAGTTGAAGGGACAGCTTGCAGAAGCGCTGCCCGGATCTGTAGGTCTGTTCGTAAAGGCTCTTAACCAGATGAAAGGCGTAACCAACCTGACAGAACAGGACCTGTTTCAACTTATGCAGGACGGCAAGTTGATGTCTAAGGATATCCTTCCTGAGGTAGCTAAGCAGATGAAAACAGCCGCTCGAAGTGGTGGCGCTTTAGATAAGGCTGTTAACTCCAACCGTGCAGCCTGGCAACGTCTGCAAACGTCACTACAAAACGCCATGAATGTGTTTTTTACTTCTGGCTTTGGTTCGTCACTAACAACAGCGTTTGATTCCATTGGAGCCGCTATTGATGGTTCAGCTGATGCACTTGGAATGTTTGGACACATCGCCGGGCAGATTGTTGAAGGCGCAACAGACGCATTTAACGAGTTACATGACACTGTCGTGCTGGTATTCCGTGTTATCGAATATTACGCCAGTAAAATTGGGATCACTGGTGAACAACTGAAAGCCTGGGGGGATGTGGCAGCGTATGCCGCTGGTGTGGCCTTATTCGCTGGCTCTATCTGGAAGCTGGGCGGTGCGCTTAAGTGGCTCATCTCCATGCTAAACCCATTATCCAAACTGTTAGCCGTTATGCAGGGTATTTCTTCTTTAGGTGGGTTAGGCGGTAAGGACTCTCTAGGGGGCCCTGATAAGCCAGACAGCAAGGACAAGACCAAGAAGTCACGCTGCCCTAATGTTGGTAAGGTAGGGGGCTTGGGGGCCCTTACAGGAGGTCCTGTAGGCTGGGCAACTGCGGTTGGCTCTGTAACTGGGGATTATGCCTGGAATAAAGTCATGGACGCTAATGATGCTATGTACGGGCAGGACACCACCGCCGGGGGCAATCTCAAGAAAGACAGTGTACTGGGATGGCTGTATGATGCATTCAATACTCCTTTACCTGTTAACCCTGACTTTGCTAAACCAGAAGACAAAACAGGTTGGACACCGTCATATGCGAATTCAGGCTACGTCCCACCTAAGCCAACCTTCGACATTCCAAAAATCGATCCTACTGGTGGCAATCCACTGATGACGCCGCCAGCGTGGCTAAATCAACCGCTTAACGTGAACGTTAATGTGAAAGTGCAGGATGGGCAGGTTAAGGATCTGGTCCGCTCTGAAGTGGAGACCAATAACCAGAATGCATTCAACATGCTTACGCAGGGTGGGCAGTGAGTTAAGTCAAAAAACAGCAGGGGAGCCGAAAGGCTCCCTTTTTTCATTCTGAATCATCGGTATCAAAGGTTCGGCTATATGGGCACTTCTGAGACCGTGTAACCAAGGTAAAGGTGTAGATGCTGTTGGAGTATATGCAAATCCGTTTACCATCCTCAGAGGTCTCTTGCTGAGGATTGCTCATGGTTATCTGCCCGGCATTGGCCTTTGTAATCGTGGCTACGCCCACAAGAATTACTATTGTGAGTAGGGTAGTTAATCGATCATTCATCAGCGTAAGGCCCTCAAAATTTCAAGTATTCATACTATTTCATTGGCTCATTTTTTGCACAAGACATCTCCCCCCTCGGCCGTAATTTTTGGGGTTTTAAATAGCCTTAAATGTGGTTTAATTTGGGGTAAAGTCCTTAGACTTGTGATTAAAAAGTAATCACCTTTACTTTAAGTAGCATAGGTGAGACTCCCTCAGCGCTATTAACTATTTGTTATATTGGGAATAAATTATTATTTCATAGTTGGTTAGATTATGTGTTGCGTAGCAAATTTCGGGTCTCACCCGTAATTTTCTTTTGTGGCAAAACATCAAGTCAAATGCGATCAAGTCTCATTTGAGAGTGGCTCTCATTTTCCTCGCGTTTTGGGAATTATTCTCATATAAACCGAGGCGGTAGCCACCGCCTAAAACCCTTTTTGTTTTTTATGCGACAAAGAAGGGCCTGAAGAGGCGAATGCCTCGAAAGGTAAGATTAGGGGTTTTGTGTTGGAAGTTATCCACAGAAGGAAAGCATTATTCACAGGCTGAACAGTTTTACAGATTGCTGTGTTGGATCACTCCAGGATGGGTAGGAAAGAGTCGCAGTTATGAGATGTGCAGTAAGCCATAGAGGCGGACCATCTGAAAGAGTACAGGTCTAACCTGATGCGGGATTGTTAAATAGGTGCGCATAACAACCATTATGTTAAATTCCGATTGCAATATATCTTCGTACCCTTCATAACTCACTAGTTTTTCTAATCTTCCATAATAATTGTAAATGAGAGAAAGAGGGCGCAATTTCATAGATATTTGAAAATGATTATCATTACCTTTTTTAGAGGTGTTATTTCAGCCTAACTTATCTGCCAATGCATCAATGAAATTGAAATAGTAGTTGAATCAAGACACTCTTTAAGCTCTTATATTAATAAGATTAATCTTATTTCTGGGTGACCAAGGAGCTAGGCGATGGGCAACGAAGTTTATGAGAGTCAAAAATGTCAGTTGAAATATTCAAAAACACAGATTGATAAGGCTGCACAGTCTATAAGGCGGGGAGCTGAAGAGGGAGAAAGGACAGAAGCAATCGCAATGATCCAAAATTTTAGAGAGTTACATCTTTACCCATTGATGCTAATGAAAAATCATTTAGCTAGAGCTTCGCAAAAGATTGATAAGAAAATTATTGTTGCTAGGCGCCTCAAAAGGCTAGCTACCATCATTGATAAGCTAGAGAGGCCTTCTTTAGACGGTGGAGCATCAAGCAATTCTATCAAGATGACTAGGATGCAAGATATCGGTGGATGTCGTGCAATTGTTAAAAGCATTGATCAACTCATTGCCTTGAAAGATAGGTTGTTGAAAAGCAGATCCATCCATAAGGTGATTAAAGAAACAAGTTACCTTACTCCTAAAGATAGCGGCTATGGAGGAATACATTTAATATATAGTTGTTTTGACTCTTCTGAAGATAAGTTTCCGTGGAAAAAAACGAAAATTGAAGTTCAGCTTCGTACTCAGCTCCAACACGCTTGGGCTACAAGCTTAGAAATCATTGACACTCTCGAAAATATTAAGCTAAAAACCTCGAATGAAGGTCATGAAGAGTGGAGGCGGTTTTTTTATATCTCCGGCTGTTTAGTCGCTCATGATGAAAAGGCATGCGTGTTGAAGGCGGACGTTGTTGCTGAATACCAGAAAGAAATAAAAATTCTTGAGGAAACGCTATCTGTTCGAAAAAAATTGGGTAGTTATGTCTTTTCATTATCAGTAACCAGTAATGATGTTTTTAAAAATAAAATCCCTAAGAATCATAAAGGGCATTATCTGGTAACTATGAGAAGAGTCAAAGATGGGGATGAACCGGATAAGAAAAAGTTTGCAGTTACTGTAAACGCTTATAGCTTGAATCAAGCAGATGATGCTCTTGAGGATTTGAAGAAAGATGATGCAAATCCTGAGGTTACAATTGCAGTGCTTCTAGCAACTGAAAGCGTCAAGTCTTTAAAAAAAGCTTATCCAAACTATCTAGGTTCAACAAATCAGTTTACTAAGTTTCTAAATAAGCATATAGGCTGATTGTTTTTAATTAGGGCATGGTTACCATGCCCTAATTGGTTTTGTCAATGACCTGAAGTAAATCACTTATTAATGGTGCGTGTGTATATCTGGCAGTTATCCCTAAGCTCTGGCTTAAACTGTGTCCTACAACCAGTTGCACTAGAGCTGAATTGCCTACTTTAGAAATAGCGTTACTTATGAATGTGTGTCTTAAAGAGTGCACTCTCCTTTTTAATCCGAACTCATTTAAATCAGGTATATTTAATTCATTCATTAAGGTGGTCCACTCATTCGTGATGCTTGTATAGTTTGGAAGGTTGTTAAATATATATTCTGAATCATTAAGAGCGGCAATTTCTCCAAGGATGCCAGATTCAATATCTTTATGAATAGGGACCATTCGCCGAGAGTTTTCTGTCTTGCCAGCATCAATAAATATATACCATCGATTGCTATCAGCATCGAATCTAATGTTTTTTTTCTTCAGTTCGGCTATTTCAGAACGGCGAGCGCCTGTGTATATAAGTGTCAAGAAATACCATTTCCGCCAATTATCATTAGCCATATCAAAAAGTTTTATCTTCAAAATTTTGAGTTCATTACTTGTGTAGCTTCCTCCACGGTTGACTTTAACCTCATATTTTATCCCCTCCGTTGGGGATTTAGTCAGAATGTCGCGTCGATCCACTAGGTATGTTTTCAGAAGAGATCGCCACAGCTTAAGGTGCTTATGGACGTGCTCACTTGTAATCAAGTCATCTTCTGGCACATCATATTCAATACATTCTGCAAGGCTCATTCTTGAATAGGGGAGCTTTGTACGTGTTGGGAGATTCTCCGCAACTTTTAAAGATTCCCTAATAAGTTGTTTGGTTATCTGGTCAACTGGGATATCACCAACAACATGGCAAAGCACATCAAAAAAGCGTTGGTTCTCATTGGCTATCGATTTCCGCCAGTTTTTCCCTTTATCGTTTGTGTAGTCGTTCCAACACTCCAATAAACTGGGAGCTAAACTTTTCGGAGTTTGTTCTCGGATCTCTTCTGGAAGCTGAGTAGTAACAGATGCGGCTTTTTGTAAAGAAGACGTCATCGAATCAATGATTTGCTGATACTTGGATAAATCACCTGAATAAAAAGCCTCATAAGCCTGCGACATCATCGCCTGATTCATGTCTATCTGATTTGCCGCTTGGTAAACCTGCTCTATATCGTCTTCTTTGACCTCTAATTTTTTGATTTTGAGCGCGGCAATCATCATCCGGGCTGACATATCATTGCCGTTATACATATTCCCCAAATAGTGATTTGAATAGCCCCTGGCTTCCTCTGCACTGACATGAGGAGAAATGGGGGAATCCGTCATCAATTTTTGATATCGACCTAATTCAGGTAAGCGTTTGGCCTCATCTACACCGCTTTGAAGCCAGTTCAGTAGATACTCGTCAAAATCCTTTTTCGTTGCCGTACGGAACCCTTTCAGGCGAGATTTAAACTCGTCAACCTGCATTGTCCCATTCTGGACCAGAGGAATAAACGGACGGACCTGATTCATTAGGATTTCGGCTTGTTTATAGCTGTCTGTACCCAGAGAGATGCGAACTAAACTAGTTGAATCATTTAGCCTAAAGTTCGTGTAATATGTGCGGCCACGAATCATAGTGTGTGACAGTTTGTGTGACAACTTGTTTGCCATGTTATGTGCCAT